CGATGTTCGAGATGCTGATCTGCAATCTTTGATGCTTGCTGTTATTGAAGAGGACAGCACGGAGGCGGCTGACCCAAAAGGCTGAAGGCTGAACTGAAAAAAGATAATTTACTGCGTCTGCAGCTAGGCGTTGCGAAAGAGCTTGGTTACAGCTTGGTCAAGCTCAAGCAAGAGGTAACGTTGGAAGAGCTTTTGATCTGGTCGGCTTATTTTGACTTGTTAAACGAAGAGCAGGAAGCGGCAATGAAGAAAGCGAAGCGTGGGCGCTAAACTCAAAGCAATGGGTAAGTAGGCATGGCCGTTGTCTCTCGCGTAGAAATTGCTCTTGACTCAACCAAGGCCGCTGCAAACGCGAAGAGTTTTGCAAAGTCGATGGATGGCGTCGCTGGCGCTACTCGTGATGCAAATGGGCGCCTTAGAAATGCAAAAGGGCATTTTATTGGCGCTGGCAAGGCTGCTGCTGCTGCTGGGGCTGGGGCAAAAGCAGCAGTGCCAGGGGTAAGGGCTTTAGGTCTTGCATTTAAAGCGGCCTTAGGGCCTCTTGCAATTCTTACGACTGCTGCTGGTGCGGCAACGGCTGTTTTTTCAACTTTATCTAACCAAGATTTTGGAGAGGCAAAAGTTCGTTCACTTGGGGTAGACAGTGAAGAATTAACGAAACGTTTGTCTAATGTTAGTCGTGAACTTGCTGGTCAAGCGGACGTTGTAGAGCTGACAGGAGCAGCTTATGACGTAGCGTCAGCAGGCTTTACTAATGCAGCAGACGCCGCAAACATATTAAAAGCGGCAAGCCTAGGCGCAACTGGTGGCTTCTCTGACATCAACACTGTTGGCGATGCTGCAACTTCTGTTTTAAATGCTTATGGGTTAGAGGCTGACAAGGCTGGCAAATTAGTTGATGGCTTTATTCAAACTCAAAATGACGGCAAAATTGTCATTGGTCAATATGCCGCCAATATTGCAAAGGTGGCCCCTGTTGCGGCTGCTTTAGGCGTACCGCTTGAAGAGGTTAACGCCGCTGTCGCTCAAATCACAGCAGGTGGTCAAGGGGCAGAGGTTACGTTTACCGCGCTAAAAACTGCTTTTTCTGCAATTGCTGCAGGAAAAGTTGGCAAAGAATTTGAGGGGCTAGGCATTGAAATTAATGCTTCAACTTTAAAAGCTGATGGATTAGCTGGCACACTTGAGAAGATTGAAAAGACAGGGGCTGATGCTGGCACAGTCATCAAAGCCTTTGGCACAGAAGCAGGTCCGTCAATTTTGGCGTTGCTTAACAACACGAAAAAATACAATCAACTATTAGAGAACCAGAAACAGTCTCAAGGCGCTGCGGCTAAAGCAGCTTTTGAAGCCTCAGACACAATCAATGGTGCTCTCAAACGATTGCAAACAGCGTTTACAAATATCTTTGCGGATCAATCAGAGCTGGGCATCTTGTTAAAAGGCACTTTCCAAGTTGCTGCAGTCACTGTTGAAGTATTTGGCGCTGCGTTAAAGATATTGTTGGCTCCAATACGCGGCGTCATTTCAGGCGTGCAAGCGTTTTTCCAAGCACTTTCGCCATTTAAGGAAAATATTAATTTTGCCTATGAATTAGAAAAAGCATATCAAGCTGTCATGAAAGGCGTTAGCTTTGCTGCTGATGTAATCACCGGACTTTATTTTAAAATAAGCCAAGGGGCTGCGACTGTTATTGGAAATGTGCTTACTTTAGCTAACAATATTCGTCAAGCTATAGTTGGCGTTTTTTCTGATTTAGCCAGCACCATAAAGCAAGTCATGGCGGGCTTGTTTGAGCAACTTCCGTCGCCAATTAAGTTTATTATTGAACAGGCAAGTAAAGGATATAAAGCAGTCAGTGGCTTTTTAGGCCAAGCAGTCTCAGGTGTTGCGAGTAAAATATCTGGAACAATACAGGAGCTAGCAGCGGTTGGCGGGGCTCTTAACACGTCTAATCTTGTAACCCCTGCGGCAAACAAAATCCAACAAACCAATGGCCCGTTAGCTACGCAGCCAAAAGAGCAAACAAGCAAAACAGCACAAGAACAAGCAGACGAAATAAGAAAAATTGCGGAAGCACATGCTGATCGCGTCAGGCAAATGGAACAGCAAAACCTGCTAGCCTCAGCGCTTAACGCTGAAGAAAAACAAACCTTTAAGCGTCAAATCCAAATTGATAATTTACTACTTAATAAAAACAATTTAACAAAAGACCAGCTTGAGATTGAACTTGACAAACTAACTACTTTGCACGAAACTCAAGACATAACAGCGCAAACTTTAAGAGACAACAAAGCCTTGGTTGAAAAACAAAAAGAGCAAGAAAAATTAGCTGCAAAAATAAATGAGCAGCAACAAAAAATAAAAGACGCAATTAGAAACGGCGTAGTTACCGCTATAGAAAGCGCTATTGATGGTTCAAAAAGTCTTGCTGAATCATTTAGCGGTTTACTGAAACAGCTTGCCATGATGATTATCAGGCAAAAAGTTATTGGTAGTTTTGCAAGCATGGGAGGTGGCGGGATTCTTGGTCTTATTCCTGGGCTTGCAAATGGTGGCCCTGCAAGGGGTGGTCGCCCTCACATCGTTGGCGAGTGTGGCCCTGAGCTATTCGTCCCAAACACTTCTGGCACAGTTGTTCCAAATAACAAGCTTGGTGGGGGTGGTGCGACAAACGTTGTCGTTAACGTTGACGCCAAAGGCAGTTCTGCTTCAGGTGACAGCGGTGCCGGTAAACAGCTTGGAGGGTTGATTGGAGCAGCTGTGCAGGCAGAATTGATCAAGCAACAACGACCTGGAGGCTTATTGTCCCGCTAATGAGTACCTTTCCCGATTTTGATCCCGCACCAGGGATGACCAAGCAAAGCGCGCCACAGGTGCGTATCTCCCAATTCGGGAGTGGTTATAGCCAGCGAACAACGTTTGGCATTAATCAAAATCCAAAAATTTATAACCTCACGTTTCGCGTATCAGAAGCAGAAGGTGACACGATCGAAGATTTTCTTGATGCAAGAGGCGGTATAGAAAACTTTACTTATACTCCACCTGGCGAAGCTGCCAGCAGCAAATTTATCTGTAAAGAATGGACTAAAACAATTCCATTTATTGATCGAGCGGAAATTTCTGCAACATTTGTGGAGGTATTTGAAGCATGAGCACTCCACAGTCAATCCAAGAGCAGCTTCAGTCTCTTGAACCTTCAGCCATTATTGAGCTGTTTGAGCTAAAGCTTACAGAAAGCGTAAATGGCATTGACGAGACGTTTTACTATCACGCTGGAACGAACGAGTTAAGTGCAGACATTGTATTTAACAGCATTACTTATGCTGCGTACCCGATTGAAGTTGATGGCTTTGAGATGACAACTAAAGGCGTTTTGCCGCGTCCGTCAATGCGGATCGCTAATGCTAACAGTGCAATTTCAGCATTGATCATTCTTTATAACCCGTTAAAAGCAAAGGTCACACGGATCAGGACATGCAAGAAATTTTTAGACGCAAGTAACTTTTCTGGTGGCAATGCAACGGCTGACCCTACTGCAAAATTTGAAGATGAGATCTGGTATATCGATCGGGTTGCCAGTGAAAATCCTCAGCTTGTTGAATTTGAGCTAGCCAGCTTATTGGATCTTACAAATCTTGCTTTACCTCGTCGTCAAGTTTTAGAACATTGCCCCTGGCAATATCGCGGTTCAGAGTGTGGGTATAAAGGCAATAACTATTTCAATATAAACAATGAGAGAACAACTGCGGGGCAAGACGTTTGCGGCAAGACCTACCGCAGCTGTCGTCATCGTTTTCCTGGGAAACAAAATTTACCGTTCGGAGGATTCCCTGGTGCAAGACTTCAAGGTTGACGCTGAAAAGCACGCTGTAGAACAATCACCAAAGGAGGCTTGCGGTGTTGTAATGAGCGGTCGTTACTGGCGTTGCAGGAACATTGCTGATAATCCTGAACAAGATTTTATGTTGAATCCTCGTGATTATGCTGCTGTTGCTTTGTATGGAACGGTTGAAGCTATTGTGCATTCACATCCACAAGGCGGTCCAGCAAGCGAAGCTGATTTGGCTTCATGCAAGCAGACCAATCTGCCTTGGCACATTTATTCCGTTCCTGGTGAGAAATGGTCAACTATCAATCCTTGATCGGACGACAGTGGAACTATGGGGTGAATGATTGCTTCTCGTTGGTACGGGATTTTTTTAAGTTAAAGGGCATAAGCCTGCCTGATTTTGGAAGACCAGAGGATCTTGAAATTTCTGAAAGCATCTTTTTGCAGCAGGCAGAAGCAATTGGATTCAGGCAGGTCAAGTGGGGCCAAAGGAAAGCTGGTGATGTTTTAATCATGCGGCTTCATACTCGAACACCAATGCACGCAGCAATTTTGTTGCCTGATGAGCAGATTTTGCATCAAAGGCAAGATTCATTAAGTGCGATCGAGCCATTGCGACGGTATTATGTCGAAAGGGTCGCGGCAGTATTTCGATATGGAGCAGACCGTTCGGCTGCTGGGTGATCTAGGCGAAAGGTATGGCGCAAAGCACGTCTACTACGATTTACGCACGCCTGCGGATGCAATCAAGCTACTTTGCATCAATAAGCCTGAGTTTCAGGAAGAACTAATCCATGCACACGAAAACGGTGTTGGTTATCGGCTGATCCAAGCTGGAACAGATCTTGACTATGCGGACTTGAAGTTGCCTTTGGGTAGCAATGATTTAATTTTGACGCCTGTTATTACGGGTAGTGGCGGAGGCAAGGGCCAGGTTTTGCTTGGTATTGGTTTGATTGCTGCGTCGTTTTTACTGCCTGGTGCTGGTTTGTTCGGTACTGTTGGTGCGTTTGGCGCTGGTGCCGCTGGCGTTGCTGGCATTTCAACCACCGCTGTTTTAACCGCCACGGCGTTCGGAACCGCAATTAGCGCGATTGGCGCAAGCTTGATCCTTGGCGGTGTTTCGCAGATGCTCTCGCCTCAGCCGACTATCCCCAAGTTGCGTGGGACTGGAATGAGGGGAAGTGGTGAATCTGGCTCTACTGATGGCCCTCAATCAGTCACCCGTGGAGCGGATGGCAGACAGTCTTATTCGTATACAGGTGCAGCTAATACTGTTGGAGTGGGAGCAACTATCCCTGTTGCGTATGGGAAAGTATTAGTGGGCAGCCAACTCTTGTCAGCTCGCATTGTTGTTGAGGATGAGTCAGACAAGCTCAAGAAATTTATCAGGGAACCCGGTCCAGACACTGTGCTTGTCGGTGGTGAAAAGCTAGAAGGTTTGACTTATGCGTCTGGTTTTAGGTTCCGTAGGTGGACACCTTCAATTGTTAAATTCAGAATACAAAGTAGCGATGGAACAGGTACAGCTAACAAGCGAAGGACTTTAAGTCTGAGCGAAGGAAAAGCAGTTACTCTTGCGGAAGCTGATTATAAATCTGACGTTAAAAGGAAAAATTACATGATTATGTTTAGCTTGCCAAACGGGTTGTTTGATTTTGTAAGCGGTCCTAACACGACAAAAGTAGATGGGTTTATTACTTTTGAGGTTGTTTTGACAATTTCAACAGACAATGATGATCCTGATGTCAGCAGATTCCAAGTCACGGTTCAAGGGTTGCTGTTACCGGGCCAAGCTTATCGTTGGATGCAATATATTCAATATCCTGAGATTGACGACGGCTTGGACCCAGACAAGGTCAAGGCAAAAGTTTCTATTGTCGATTTCAGGTGTCACAGTAGCTGCAGATTGCGAATAGAGGCTAATGGGCATGAACAATTTCGTAAAAGCTCTTACAACACCGCTGCTCTAGAGGCTTGATCAATGGCTTTAAATTCCACTTCCACCATCAAGATCGTCGATTTGCTTTGTGAAGGCCCAATAGAAGGGATTGTTGGCAAAGAGAGAGGGGTTTTTGTTAATGAAACACCTATCAAGACTGGGAATAATTCCAACTTCCCAGTTGGAGACATATCGTATGATTTTCGTCCTGGAGGAAGAACGCAGGGAAGGCTTGGCCAAGCAAGCGGAGAGACGAGCACAATCACGGATGTAAACACAGAGATTGGCAGCAATTATTCAGAAGTCTTGAATGCGGATAACGAGGTCAAGAAAAGAGATTACGGGCAAGGCCAAATAATTCGCCAAATAACGGACGAAGAAGCTGATTTTGTGCAGCTTCTATTTACCATCCCTCGTTTGTTTTCTACAGCAGCAGAAGGACTTGCTAAGGGGCAACTTTTTAACGGTTCAATTCAAATAAGTGTTTTCATTCAAGACGCTGGGAAGCGCACCAACTATAAAAGAGTTTTTCGCCGCACGATTACAGGAATCTCTACAAACAATTATCAAATTCAAACGCCGCAGCTTGAGCTAAAGGGCAAAGGCCCCTGGAACATTAAAGTGGTCAAAAGCAATCTAAAGGAGGATTTTTTTGAAGTTAGTTTTAATGATTTTACAGAAATAGACAAAAAAACTTCATTGCAAAATGGTCGGGCTAATCAAATCCTGTGGACAAGCCTGACCGAAGGTCAATACGTTAAAACGCAATATCCATTCTGCGCTGTTGCTGGCGTTGACATTTCAACTGAGCAGTTTGGAAGTTTGCCGACTAGGGCGTACCTGATTAAAGGGCGCCCGGTTAGTATTCCAAGCAATGCCAGGGTAAGAAGCAATGGCAGTCTTGCTTTTATTGGCTCCTTTGACGGCAGCAGCAAAACAGCTTGGACAACATGCCCGGTGTGCTGTTGGCGCGATATGGTGACAAACTCTCGTTATGGAGCGGGAGATTTTATTGCGTCAGAAAATTTAAGTTGGG